TAATCATTCGTTGTCCCCCTACAACATCGTAAGGGTATTCTGCAGGGAGATATTGAGCAAAAATCTTAGATAATAATTTAAATTCATGTTTAAGACCGTTGTACAATCTTTTATGAATTGCACTCATCACTCTTGAACCTCTTTCCAAGAGAGCGACTGTTGTACCCACTGCAGCATTTTGATTTCCATCACCCACTTGCATATCAGCAATCGAAGCAAATCGTTGTCCGGCTTGAACCACAATCCCCATTAATTGTAATAAGGTTTGAGAAGGTTCTTTGTAAGGAAGAGGAAAGAAAGCTTCTTTTAAACTTCCACCGGGTGCATCCACATCTCTAAACTCTCCCGGCTGTAAAGGTTGAGCATCATCTCGAACTCGAATGCCTCTCATCTTAAATCCAGCAGGAAGATTGGATAACGTTCCAGCATCCAGTAATTGGCGGAGAGCGACCGTTGCCGTTCTACTCAAACCGCCAATCATGTGTATAAGTCCAAAACCGTAGAATCCTAATCCTGGCAGGAATTTAAAATGAACAAAGTATTGGACTTTTTTCTTTTGTGGATCATTGGGTTGATAGTTTCTTCGAATCGATAAAATTTGTCTAGCTCCGGCTTCAAGTGTAACAATATAAGGAAGCTTAATTCCTGAAGGTTCTTTTTCTTCATCCATATCTTCAAACCCTTCTAGATCTAAATTAATATGAGCTTCTAAAATAGTATAAGTTGTATCTCCAGCTGTGGAGCTATATGTTTTTCTAGTTCCTTCCAGCTTACGTTCTTCTTCATGAACTTTATCTTGAGTAAAATTAGGGTGACCTAAATCAATATCAGAATAAAATCCAGAAACTTGCGCTTTACGAATATCATTTTCTGACATGTACATTCTTTGGAAAATAGCTTCTGCATCTTCCAGGGAAGTTGCAGCATAAGGAACAATCAAATCATCAGCTTGCACGAATTTAGAAACCGCTCGGCCAATCATTTCATCATAATAAACTTTTTTAAAAGCAGAACCGGCCAAAGGTAAATAAAATAACATCTGATCAAACTCGGCTTCATACTCTGGCATTTCATTCATGATTTGATAATTCATGTAATCTTTAACACGCATCGATTGATCTTCTTTTTCACGGGTTGCCATTCCTAAAATTTGAGTTCGAACAGGACCGTCCGATGGTAAAAGTTCTTTATAAGCTGTAGCTTGAAATTGTGTAACTGCTTCTGCTAGTACCGGATGCGTTGCACCCGATGCTCCTTGAAAAGGTTGAGATCGATTAACGTATTTGAATCCTAAAAGATCCAACCCTTGAGTATAGGTTTGTTCCCAGTCTTTTCTTGAATTTTTATAATCTTCGTAATTTTGATAAAGCTCGGAAGCCAATCGACTAATAACTTCCTCTGGAAGTAAGTCTGCTAAATTTGTAAAATGATCATCACTTCCTGCCGGAGAAGCTTTTCCAGGCTCAAAATCTATATCCGCGCTGCCATCTTCATTTTGAATGATTTCCACACCTTCATCAGAAACCTCTTGAAGTTTTTGAGTTTCTTCGATTTCAGTTTCTTCAGGGGACTCAACGTGAATTGTTTCCTTCACATTTGGAAGGGCTTTGTCTATTTTATCTGCCATATGATTCCTACGATCATGTTATATTAACTCGTTTAGGGTTAGAAAACAAGCCTAGGATGCCTCTTCCTTGAGGAGTCGGTCCTGATAACGGAGGTACCGCTCCGGGTCGTCTTGCAATGTTGCCTGTTTCAATGATTCCACCTTCAGCTTTTTTCTTCAAATGATCAGGAATCTCTCCTCCGATAATTTCTTGAAATTGTTCTTCTCCATAAACATCTCCTTCTTTAGTAACCCCAACTCCCTCAGGTTCAGGTATAATAGCTTCCTCACCTTCCAGGTCTTTATAAATTTTCTTTTGAAATGCTTCGTCAACGCCTTTTCCTTCGGGAGAAACATCGATAACGGTGCCATCTTTAGTTACCATTTGTTTTGAACCTGTCATGTCTTCTAGACCTTTAACGATCTCATCCCCCTCTTCAAAAATATCTAAATATTCAATGTCATCACGATAAGGATTAGATTGATCAGGTTGGGTATAACTAAATTCTGGTTCTTCCACTTTAACCCTTCTATATTCTGTAATGCCCTGAGCTGCCGCGTCAGGATCATCCACGCCAAATTTCTGATAACCTGCTTGTCCTGGTTTAAAGTTAATCTCTCGTATCGCGTCATCACCAAAATTATCGGTGCCGGTCCAGTGCATATTAATTTCCCCTGTTAAGGGATTTTCTTCCATGACCACTTTTTCCATTTCTGTTCTAACTTGAGGAGCTGCTCTGTCACCCGGATAAAAGGTTCTTTTAACCGGAATCATCATTTCATAAATATCTCCTCCGACATAATGTTTGTCCGCCATCTCGATCAACTTCCCATGGGTTTTAATCTTGTATACCGCTCTTGGAAACCACGCCGGCATTCCTTCAACGCCTATAAACTTCGCTGGAGTTTTAGCAACTGTCGCTGTCGCCGTCTTCGCCGCTTGTTTTAAACCTTTACCACTAATCGCAGCCACGCCTGTTACAATCGAACCGACTAGCCATTTTAAAAATCCTCTTCTTGTCATGCTGAACGGAGATTTGTTTCCACCCTCAGCAAGACCTACACGTCCTCCCTTACTGAACCAATCGAAGAAGTCTTCCTGACGTTCGCCGGCTCTTTCTTGAGCAGCTCTATCTTCTCGACCTGCGTAAAATTCTTTCATTTTTGCAAGCACTTCTTTTTGTTTTTCTATATCTGCCAGTTCACCATCTAGCATGAGTTCTTCCGAACCTAGAATCTTAGCTCCGATTGCGGTCGTTCCTAACCAGCCTTGTTTGTAAATCGTATTCATCGATTGCGCGTCTTCTTCACTCACGACACCTTTCGCTCTTAAAGCATCAACGTGATCTCCAACTTTTTTATTAAATTTGTATTTGTCCCAAGCCATGGATCCTGCGAGTAGTGCCATTGGAAGAGGACCGAGTGGTGCCAATCTTGCTGCCCCTCTGAAAACTTTCATCGCCGCGCCTGCTCCTGGTTTAGGTCCTGCGAAAGGAAAGACGAGTCGTGTTCCAAATGAACGTGGAGCCATGGTTGCTCTTTTTAAAGCTGCTCCTGTTTCCTTAAATTTTCTCGGATCTAAATGTCTTAAACCTAATTTTTGTGCTTCTATTTGTGCTTTGGTAACTCCACTATATCCTGCTTGTTTCTGAGCTATATTTTTATAATAATTCCATTTGTCTCTGGCACTCGTGGGTGTATCCAATGCCATCGCCCATACGGCATCAATCGGATTCGCGAACATTTGTCCCATATCGTCTCCTCGTTTATATTGATGCAACTTCTCTGCGGCATACGCCGGAGGAAGAATGAACTTCATGCTCTTGAAAAATTCTCCTACCTTCTTGGCTCCCATAGCTTCGGCTCCGAGTCCTGCGCCTATGCCAATCGGTATCGGTGCAAGTCCTGAATAGACCGGATGATCGGCGATCCAATTTAAAATACCTTCTTGTGTTTCTGGATCTCCTTCGGCATTGTCGAATTCTCCTGTGGTTGAGTTGTAAGTCATTTGTTCCGTGGTCGGTGCTTCGGCAACTTCGGTCACTTGCTCATCAACCACGGTTCCCGGAACAAGGTCCACTTTAGGAATTGTTGTTCCTCCACTAATTCCTGCTGTTTGTAATTGAACTTGGTCAGGTATCCCTGCGTGTAATGCAGTTCCTCCTAATAATTTAGAAAGTCCTTGAAGACCTTTATAACCTCCATAGAGCCCTGTACCAATCACTAAAGGAATAGTAAATATTCTTCCAGCACCACTTGTCATAAATTTAGAAATTTGAGCTTGACCCGCTTTACTTTTTAAGAAATCTTTAAGTTCAAAAGTTGTTTTTAAATCTTTGTCAACTTCAAAAGAATACCCATACTTTTTATGAATATCATCAAAAATGGTTTTAAATTGCTTGTAGCCCTTTTGATTTTTAATCGTTTTTGAAGGCTTATCCCAACTTAAATGCATTGCTCTTACTGGAAGTTCTCCGGGCTTTAAATCTTTATTCGCTGTTTTTAAAAAGTCATCGACTTGTGTGTTGTATCTATTTTTAATTTGTTCAGGGGTTTCTATCTTGCCTGATTTATGAATATAGTTTCCAGTGGCGGGATCTAGGTTTTGTAATTTATTTTCAGCGGTTCCTACATATTTATCTAAGGTAGACCCTTTGTCTGCGTTTACCTTAGACTGAATCCCTTGTAAAAAAATACTATAAGGTCCCGTTCCAAATCTTCCTGAAGCAGACACGGATTTAACCAGATCCACTTCCCAACCTTTTCCTGGGATCAGCTCCTGGGCTCTCTTCTTGACGCCCGGAAAATAATAGGGTTTTTCCCCTATTTGAGTCGCAGCCTTTCGTTCATATCTTTTTCTTTTTATTGCTCCACCTTTTCCTCCATATAATTTTCCTTGAGTTACACCTTTTATAAGTTTTTGTGCAGCTACTTGGTCAATTTTTTTATTAGGTCTATTTATATAATAGTCCTCTCCTTCATAAGCTTCGAGTAATTGACCCAGACGAGTGATTGCAAGACCTTCGTCTATTCTTAAAAATTTTTTAATTCGTGTTACAAGACTATCGAGTGTATATTTTCCCCTCTCAAGAATAGATCTCAACCGTGATTTATCAAGGTTCTTTAAATCTTCTATTACTCCTTTAACACCTGCGGCCTGTTTTCCTGTGACTCCACTAGGAATTCCCTTAATGGTTTTAGATAATTTTGTAATGGTGCTTTTCATTCCTTTAACTTCAGGAAATTCTTCTCCCAAAAGTCGATCGACGTCTGCTCGAGTATGTTTTCCACTTTCTAAAAGTTCTCTTGCTCTTGCTTCTCTTTTTAAAAAAGCTTCTTCTCCAGCTTCGGTAGCAGGCGCTTTAAGTAAATTAGCTTTTATAGTTTCTACGATTTGTTTAGTTGGTTTTGAATATAAAACACGCCGAGAACCGGACGTTGGATCAGGATCAGGAATAGTTTTTATTCCTGCAACTTCAGCAAGTCTTGTTAGATTAGTTTCCTTACCTTCAAAGTTTAAACCTTTAATTTTAAATTTTTTTATCGCTTTTTTAATGTTTTCAATTAATTCTTTAGGTTTAAAAAAACCTTTAACACTCGAAGTGCTTCTTTCTTTTAAAGTTTTATCTCTAAATTTTCTAGCTGCCTCTATTGCCTTGGTAGTGCTTCCATATTTCTTAACCGTAAAAGTTTCATAGATGGGCTGCTTTTCTCCGCCAATAGTTACATAATAACCATCTCCCGAGGAATGAGGATAAATGTTAGACTCAATTGCTTTTGTCATCAAACTCTCCTAAACATGGAGCCGACGCCACCGCCTTGGGCTAAAGGTTCAGGAGTCATATCTCCCCAGTCAATATCTAATTTTAAGTCATCAACCTCTATACCAGCTTCATCAGCCAAAAGTTCTTTTTCTCTGAGCAAAGCTTCATTCGGATGCATTTCTTCTCCACTTACCATCCGCTTTCGAGCATTTTTAAGAACGCCAATTTCCTGAATGTTATAACCTTCCTGAGCCAACCCGGCATCATCAAGAGGTTGATCAAAATTTTTCATAAGACGAATGTTAAGAGAAAGTTTTGTAGGTTTCATAGGTGTTGAAGGTTTTTTCATGTTAAAAGGATTAACAAAACCTTCTTGAGTTACGCCCGTACCTTCAAGTTGTTTGTTCAGCGTTTCATCAGCTTGCGCCTTTATTTCGGCCGCTGACCATTCTTTTTTAGGAATTAAATCTGTTGTTGTTCCTGTTGGAGGATAATCAATATCCATCGCTACTTTAAGAGTATCTTTACGGTGTTTCACACCCGCAATCTCTTCAAGAATTTCTTTCTTGGACATCTCACCAAATCGTCCGTCACCTTCATTAATATAACGTAGAACTTCATCTTCATGATCCAGTTTCGCTTGGTATTCTCCCTTGGTCAAGTAACCACCAGGATTGTCAGGTCCTAGTTTAAGAATCGGTTCACCGATCACCTTTTCAAGAACATCAATTCTTTCTTGACTCGTCGGTCCCCATTGGCCTCCACCAAAAGCTTCTTGGTCAGGGATTAAGTCGAACGCGTCATCGC